AGGCCACCGGCCCACGGTTCGCGGGCCATTGATCACGTGCCCGGTGTTTGTAACCCTGGCCACGGTCCGGGATCGGATTACAAACAATCGGGGCCCGGCCACCTGGGCGCAGCTCACGTACCAGGGAGCGGCCCACGTACCAGGGAGCGGCCCACGGTCCGCAAGTTAAGGCCCACGGCCCACGGCCTGGCGCGGGTTCCACGGTCCAAGCTGCGCAGCTGCGCGAGTTATGGCCACCGGCCGGGACGCTACCAGGGCGCAGCTCACGTACCAGGGCAACGGCCCACGGGCCACGATACGGCCCGCAACGGGCCAGGGATCACGGGCCACGGGCCCCGTGATCGGTTTGCGACATTGCAGCGGATCCGCCGGCGTGATGTAGTGCAATGGCCACGCGGCCACGCCTGGCGCGGCCTGGCGCCTTACGATACGCGGCGCCCGTACACTTCGGGCCGGTTAACAAACAAACACGGCCAGGGCGGCCGGGTTTTAGGCGTAAAAAAACCGGCCACGCGGGCCGGTTCCAGGGCTGCAGCTGCAGCGCTTAGGCGGCGAGCTCGGCCGCCTCGGGTGCCCACGCCTCGGGGCCCGCTGCTAGCAGCTCCACGGCGCGAGATTTCAGGGCGGCGCCCGATCCAAACCAGGCGGACTCTAGCCGGGTGTTATTGGACCGGCCGCGCTCATGGTCCACGAGCTCGGTCACGGCGTTAAGCATTGCCCACCGAGTACCGGCCACGCCGGGAATTTCGGCCCCAATCGCGCCACCGTTAAACAGCTGCAGCACGCGCCCGAATGCACGCGACTCGCGGACATCGCCGGCGGCCCGGTGCCAGGGTTTTAGCAGCGCGGCGAGGAATGAGTCCGCCTCGGCCGGGGCCATGCCCTGGCCGGCGAGCTGTCGCGAGCTAATCAAGAAGCGCTCCCAGGCGTCCGCTGCGATTCCGAGCTGCAGCCGCACGGCGTCCGCCTTGAAATTCTCGGAGTGAAGCACGCGGACGGCCGATTTTAAATAGCCGGTATTTATTTCGGCCTCGCCTTTGATCGGGGCCCCGTTCGCATATCCGCCCACGGCGGCCGTGATCGTGTTATTACAAACCACGCGGATCGCCGTGAATTTCGCAACGGTGGCCATGGTGCCGTCGTAGGACGTACCGAGCAACAGGTAAGGTTTCACGATATCGCGCGAAACCACGGGCGCGGCGTCCCCAACACTTGCCAGGGCCCAAACCCTTTTCCCGTCCGATAACGCGCCGGCCGTCTCGAGTTGAAACCCGCCCAGGCTTACGAGCTCGCGAAAAAATTCCATAACTTCACCAGGTTGAACCACGCGGTAACCGTCCGAAACCACGGCCAGGGGCGCGCCGGTATCGGACCGGTGCAACACTTTCCGGTTCGGCCAGGATTGCAGCTCAGTCGCGGCCGGGCTGTTGTACAGCACGGGCGATTCTAGGACCGTGTAACCCAGGCCCGCTTGCTGCGTCCAGGTTTCAATGCTCGCGCCTGGCGTTAAGGCCTGGCCGAGGCCGTGCCATGGGGTGGCGCCGGTGTAAGCAATGGCCGAGCGGCCGGTTGTTTGATCAATCATATGAGCCATTTTTAAATCTCCTGTATGTACGCGGGGGAATTCCCGCCCGTGAATTATAACGCCGAAATTCTCGGGCGCGCAAACCGGCCGCCGCGGCGGCCTGGCGCGCTCCGATCCACCGTAAAACGAAAAGAATCATGGGGCGGCCCTTCCGATATCGCCGGCCACGTGGTGGCGCAGCAGGGAGCCAGGCGGCAAGCTGCGCGCGAAGTCGCGCAGCGCCTGGGGATCGTCCGAGCGGCCCGCTTTCCGGGTCCCGTGCCATTGGATCGCCGTGGGCCCGCTTGATGCATAGCAGCCACCAGGTAGCGCCGTCCCCACCCTTTTCGCGCTCGGCCCATGAGCTACAAACACCACAACGAAATTACGGTCCGCACGGGCGCACAAGGGACGGCCGCCGCCACATTGCGCGCACGTGAAATTCTCGGCGAGCTCGGCCGGGCATTGAATAAAACGGCGTCCGCGATATTCCACGCCACCGGCCCATTGAGTACCGGCCGGGGCGGCCACCACGGCCGGGCGGCCCGCGTCCATGGCGTGCACGGCGTCGAGCATGTTATCGCAGCTCGCATTAATTACGGTTTCGCCGGGTTTCGCAACGGGCAGCAGCTCGGCCGGGAAATGGGAATAGGTCCAGGCCTGGCCATTACGCGGCACGGCGGACAATAACGCGGCGAGATACTCGGCGTCGATTAGCTCGGCGCCGTTTTCCCCGTCCGGGTGGAGCGCGCAGCTCTTCGGGCATGTCGCATATGTTTTATGCTCTCCCGCGCGATATGTCACGGCGATAGGGCCGGTTTTGCGGTTGGCCGATACGGCAACGGTTTTTAACATTTTCTTTTCTCCTGTATGTAACCGAGCGGCGCCCGGTGTTTGTGAATATTAATACAAACACGGCCGCGAATGCAAACAAACAAAAAACCGGGCCCCGTACAAGCAGCCCGGCCATACAGGAACGGCGCTTTTAATATTCTTTTCGGCGGTACGCTGCATCGTTCGCGAATTGTTCGCGCAAGCGCCAAATAATAACTTTGTTCGTCGCGTCGTAAGATTCGGACGCGCGGCCGTCCGCGCCTTCGGTCCAAACCGTGGTTTTTTTCGGGTGGCCGTTGCGGATCGTTGCGCCTTCACCGTAAAAACTAACCAGGGTCGAAGCGCCTTCTAATTCTTTACACGCGCCCATGTATTCACCCTGGGAATCGAAAATTTTAAATCGTGGAGCTGCTGCCATTTTTAATTTCCCCTTTTTATCGATTAGCTAAATTACGCAAGAATGTCCGAGAAAAAACAATATCCCCAAGAAACGCGGACGGGATTAAATAATCGGCCCCGGCCGCGTGGTCTTCTACCCGGTCCGGGTCCATGTACTTTTTTTCTATGATGTTGTGGACCAAAACCATTTCGCTTTGATCGGTTACCGGATTATCTCCAATTACAAACTTTCCAAACTCCATTTCGCCAAACCAAACTTCTACATTTTTTTCGCTCATTTTTTACCCCCGCGAATAAAAAGACTGGCCAAAAAGAAAACAGCAATGGCAATACAAACCAGGCCCAGGGAGTCTTTTAACAGCTGCAAAGCTTCTAGCATTTTCTTTCTCCTGTATGTAATCAAGCAATAACTTCAACTGGCGCATTCGTTTCAATCCAAACGCGCGCACCACATGATAACGGTTTTTCGGGCGAGTACACAACTCGACTTGGTCCGTCAATTTTTACCTGGTGAGCATACCTGTTTGATTTGTACGTCTTGACGGTCAGGACCGGGTCGGCCGAGCCGGTCTCCCGATTCTTTCGGATGATGTGTTGGTTTACGTGAACGATTGTTTTCATGTTCAAGACCCCAGGTACAAATACAGAATGCGAACTTTCTCGCCGTTGATTTCAACGTCTTTCCCTGTATCCCCGTAACCCTCAAAAAAGCAATGGTGCCCATCTCGGGTTCTTTTCTGCTGTTGTTTGGCCACGCCGAACAGCTTCCTCCAAGTGGGGTTAACTAACACTTCCGACACAAACGACTTACTCTCTTTCCCTCCAAAATAACGATCTGCATCGGCCTGTACTTGGCAAGCCCCATAAAACGCGATGGCCGTCTGCTTCATGCTGTAGAGATCCGTCTTACGGTCATAGACACGCAGATGTTCCGGGGTAGTGTTTTTAGCTCCAACTGAATAGATCATTTTCTTTCTCCTGTATGTGACGGCACGACGCCGACAACCGCAATGTAAACAAATTTATTTTGCGTGTCAACTACTTCCGATTAAAAAAGGAATGGAACAGCAACATGCCGGCCAGCCTGGCCAGCTGCTTGAGAAATCCTCGTTCTCGCTCGGCCGTTCGGTCGGGCTCCTTGTACTTCAACCCCTCTTGCACTCGTCTTCTGTATGTACTTCGATGTCTTACTGATCGCACTAATCTCTCCTGTATGTGAAAAAGGATACAAACAACCGAGATTGTTTGTATCCGAGATTACAAACGTTTGTCAAATCACTCTAATAATCGGGCGCGCAAAACATTCCACATCACGTGCGACAAGGGCCACTTGTCGATTGGCTCGACATCGATGCCGCGCATGAACAAGTCTTCGGCCTGGCTGCCGTCGTACAAATACAAGAACCCCTTCAGCACAGAGGTCGTGCCCGGTGGGTGATATTGAACAAGAAAGTACGTCGGGCAGTTTAGATCTGCATGCTTAAGATGGAACGCCACCTGGTGTGGACTCAGAGCTATCTTGCGTCCCTTCCTCACTACCTTCAGCTCCACCATCACAAACACTCCCTCCCCCGTCAGGGCCACTAGGCAATCCGGCGTCCCCAAGTTCACCCGACTCTCGATCCTCGTTATATGACTGTTTGGTAAGTTTTCTTTTAGCCTCTTGTGCAGCAATCCTTCGGGCTTTTTCGACATTTCGTAACGCCTCCTGCAGCGATTGTGGTTCCGGTTCCGGATCCTGTTTTGCTTCGATAACTTCCGCGACTTCCATTTCCAGGATGTCTTTTGGTGGGGGCCCGCCGTAGAGCTTCTTGATCTCCTCGAGCTTCTCCATCACCTGCTCTTTGCTCATGGAATCAATCGTGCCCACGCGAATCTCTTTGCGGTCCACATAAATCGTGCCCAGGGCCTGGCCTCGACGATACTCAGCTTGCACGGCCGCACCGAATGCGCCCGCTGCCAACGCAGCATCCCGGATTGTCAAGAGATCTCGCATGTGCCGCTCGTAGGTCGTGTTGTACTTGGCAGCAAGCTCGGCCCGGTATTCCTGGATCGCGGCGACGATATGCGGACAATGGTCAGGACTAGTCAAGCGCGTGGCAATCCCGCTCGCAGACTGCGGGCTAAATCCTGCGCGAATCGCTGCCTCTTTCAAAGTGACCGCCCCGTCCCCGGACACAAGCTCTTTGACAAAGGTCCACTCCTTCGCCGTCAGGGTCTTTTGCTTCTTCAGGGGCGCCACGGGAGTGGCCAGGCGCTTCGCTAATTTGTCCCCGATAACTGGTGGGACATTCCAAACGTCTTTTTTGGCCATTAAATGTACCTCCGGCAAACCCACTCGGACAAAGTCGTACGAATCACGTAGCACCGTTCCCCGTTGTTTTTCTTGTACCAAAAAGCCAATGCTACCCTGGTCTTACGCGCCTCCCCTTCCGAAAAGATCTCAAAAAAGTCCCCTACAGCCATCTCACTAAACGGGTACTCAATTTTCCAACCTAAGTCGTGCGTATTGTGCTCAACCGCTGTTTCATCGTTTTGGAACGCAATTTCCATTTCCCGTTTGGTCTTCATGCAACTCTCCTGCAAACCCACTCCCCGTCATCCCGTTGCCGGGTCGTGAATGTCCGTCCAGGAGTCCGCTTGTAAAAAGATTGCAGGGCATTACGGGCAGCCGTTGCCTCGGCCATGGTGTACATCCGAAAGTAGTCCCCTACGATCATCCTCTTGAACGGGTATCGAACCCGGCCCGCCGGGGTCCTCGACAAGAAAAACTCCTTTGCCTTGATGATCGGATCAGGGTTCCTGATCTCTACGTCACGTAACATTTTCGCCTCCAAAAAAGTAAGTACGTAGCGTGTATTTTAAAACAAAAACAATAGACATGCAAGGCAACCCTTTTTTCGTTTCCTATAGATACACTCTCTACAAATTCTATTTTTTTTATTTGAAAAAAGTATCGCGCGCGCACCCCGTATATCCATTGCACCTTACGTTACTACCCTTTTTTGACGTGATGCGTAACCTATTGATTTTAAAAGGTTATTGCGGCAAACCTCACTTACTGTTTACTTTAGGTCACTCAAGTAAATTAAATAGAATCTTCAGAGAGTGTATCCTATAGGAACCCGGTTTGACGTAATAAGTAGTACTTTCATTGCACCAAATTTTTGTTGGCCCATTTTTCCATTACACCTCTTGCAACCCCCTTCCTGACGCCATTCCCCTCCCCTACTGGTCATTTTTTAACCACTAAGCACTCCCCCAGGATACCTAAAACCACCCCCGAAACAGGCCAATAATGACCCACTAATTTACTCAAGTTCCTTGGTCCGTGATTCGTGATCCATGACCCAAAGTTACTTATCATACGCATGATGAGTAACTTTCTCCACCAAACCGCACCCGTGGTTCACGGCCCATGGCTCTTCGAAAGTAGTGGACATTCACTTTTAATGCGTCACAATCTCGGCTGCGGTTCGATTCCTGGGAGGGGTTCGCTGTGCCGTACAAAGATAAAGCCGTTAAAAAGGTCAAGGACAGCCTCTACAAGAAGTCCTACTACCAGCTCAACAAAGAGGCCATCGGAGCCCGTGTAGCCCGAAATAAGAGGCTTGCGAGGGACCGGTGGATCGAGTTCAAGTCGCAGCAGCCTTGTCATCACTGTGGGGCGTCGCACCCTGCGATAATTGACTTTCACCACATTGTGCGTGACGGTACGCAGCGCTCGGTCAACCGTTTGGCGGCCGATCACATTTGGTCCCAGGTTTACGAGGAGGTGAAGAAGTGCCTGCCTTTGTGTTCCAACTGTCATCGGATCTTGCATTGGAATGAGACGCGCAACCGAACGTTGACCAAGGACATGACGGGCCGTACTACAAGTAATACGATGGACAACACTCTGGAGAATACGAATGACGACGATAGCGGCGCGGTTTAGTACCCTGGAGATTGCGGCGGATAGCCAGGTCTCGGGGGACGACGTGAAGTACTACATCGAGAAGCTGCGTCGTGGCAGGAATTGCATCTTTGGCGGGGCGGGGGATCTTGACAAATTGCTCAAGTTCTATGATTCGGTGGAGAAGAACGGGGAGTTTGACGAGCCGATCGAAGTGGACATCTTGGAGCTGCGAGCGGACGGCATTTACGTCTACGAGAGCACGATCCACCCGGTCAAGGTCCGTGGTGACTTCTTCTCGGTTGGAACGGGTTCGGCGTACGCGCTTGCGGCCATGCACTTGGGTAAGAGTCCGAGGGAGGCCATCGAGATTGCGTCGATCTTTGACCCCGTGACGGGCGGGCCGGTAGACGTGATGACCCTGGAGCCGGCAAAGGCCCCAGGGCGTAAGAAAAAATCCTTACTTTGACTATTTTAAAGAGGCCCGGTTGATCCGGTAAAGGTCCGTGGTCAGCGGGTCGAGCTTATCTACCAC